TTCCCATGCGCTTGATTTTTAATGGTATTTTTTGTTTCACTTTCAGATTCATACCCCTATCTTATCACATTTTGAGTTATTCCGCTACCGCTTGATTTTTATATTTCATTAGTAAGTAAAGGCCTTGATATTCCTGATTTTCTTTAAAATCATATTTCCTTATATTTTCTTTAAATTCTTTAAAAGTTCCTAAAAATGTTCACAAAAAAAGCCCCACAAAGGAGCCACTATACTATATGATGAGTTCAGCAGGCAAGAAACTAGCACGGTCAAACGTGCTTTTTTTATTACCTGGTACTATTATACCATGTCTTCCGTTTTTTAGCGCCTGCGGATAAAAGCAAGTAAAAAAACGACTCTAATTCAACACGGTTTATAGCGATTTATAGCAGTCTGTTCCTGCTAGTCAATTTGCTTTTCTAGTAAAAATGGTGTACACTTAAATTATCAAAGGAATTGATTTGGCACCCTAAAATCTCAATGAGATTGGCGCCTAAGTCAGTTCTTTTTTTGCGTGTCATAAATCAAACAATTCCCTCTTTTTACAATAGCAATATGAATACCTAACCGACCGAATTTGTATTTTCTTCAAGTTGTCGCTCTATTTCTTTATTTCTAATTTCTCAGCGATGCAGTTTATAATTTTATAGGTTCACAAAAGCCCCCAGAATCGTTTCTAAGGGCTTTTAATCTATTCTTAATGTTTTTACTTACGGTATGCCAATAGCGCCCCTTCTCTATAATTATGGGCAAAATCTAGTAAGATTTCACTTTTGAGAAGATCATACTCTGTTTTATCAATATCCAGTAATCTATAGAGTTCTTTTAAAGTATGCTTTTGTTTTTGGGAAACAATAAATAAATTATAAAATATAGCACGTTTCTTTTCGTCTAGACTGCTACTATAAGAGTCTATCATTTTGACCATCTCGATAGCTTTGGTTTCAAATGCGCCTGGAGTATCTCTAAGATTGGCTAACTTCTTCAGCGACTTGTAACTTTTCAAAAAATGATATGCTCTTTTTGCTGTTTCTGTGTTGTCTACTTCCATTTCATACTACCCAACTCATTGAAAAAATTCTCTCCAGAAAGGATTTTCACTATCAAAAATAATGTGATCATATTTTTATTTTAAGATACTTGTGTAAAAACTTCATCCCATATATCCACTAAACTTTTACCATCAAAAACTTTAGCTTCCATAGCTTCATCAATCGTATTAAACTGATGACCTTCATAATCATAACCAACTACACAAATGCTGGATAAGAAACAAGCGCCTCGGCCATTATAATTAAATTCAAGATCTGTGTCTAAATATTTTTTAATTTCATCTTTTGTCATACATAATTACCACATCTCGATTATATCATTTTTTATATTTCTAAGCCCTAACATTTTATTTCATTATTTTTTAATTCTGTGATTTGGCGCGAGAAAAAATGTACAGTGACGGTGTGAAGTCCGGGAGCTCCGAGGGGGAGGGGGATATCCCCCCGTCTTCTCCCTGGTTGCTTCAGGCTCTTTCACAAAAAATATTTTTTCCGATTCACTTTATTAAAAAATTTTTTAAAATATTTTCTAATTACTTTTATAGAATCTTTAAGATAAACCTTTCAGCATTTCGCTCATCGCTTTGTTGAGTTTTTGCTGGTGTTCATCAGGCATTGATAGGCGCTGACTAACTTCTCTATCAATCTCCTTGCGCTTCTCTTCTGTCAAGCGTTCAATCTCTTGCTGGTGCTTTCTTTCCTTCTTTTCTTTTAATAGTTCACCAGAACGATCTATGATAGCTTGCCACTTGGCGTCTCTTGCTAAACATTCTTGTCTATGTCGCTCCATCGCGTCAACTGCTTGTTTAGTTTTCTCTTCATAAATCTCAGCAGACTTTTCCGCTAAATACTTCCCGTATTCGTTTAAATCAAATTTACCAGTAGGTAGGGTCATTCTATATACCTCATCTTTCTATTTGTTAGCAGGGGGATAACTGAAGGGGGGAGGGGGTATTTTTTTACCCTTGCCCCTTCTCAAAACTCTCTGCCATTTCTTTTAAGCTATCTTGATATCCATGTAAAAAATTTCTTGGGGTGTAAGATAAACCAAGATAGAAACTATTTAAAATCCACCCTTCTTTACTTCTTTTGTACTCTTCACTATTTTTAGAAATCTCTTTTTCAAGTTTTCTAAGTATCTCGTTTACTTTACCAACTTCTTTGGCGGACTCATCGCCCAACTTTACAATTTCCATTAGTTTAGCTACTGCTGGGGTAAAGAAAGTATTTTGTTGTTCGTCGGCCAATCTATAAATGTCTGCAAGCATAGCATGATATTCTTCATAGGTAACTAATGGATCTCTAGTTAATTCTTTCAAACGTCCTTCGTGAAATTCCTTTGTACGTTCTGCCGTCCATAGGTCACTTTTTGCCTCAATGTATTTTTCTGAGTTGATTTCTTTTTGAGCCTGTACCAGCTTGGCTTGGGCGTCTGAAATAGCTTGGTTTGCTTTAACCAGTTCCGCCTCAGTCACCTCAATATCTTTCTTATTCTGTTTAATCAGTTTGTCAATTTTATTTTCAATAGTTTGTAATGTTTCCATGTTCTTTTATTCCTCATTTCTTTTGATTCTTTTTGATTGTGCTTATTGGTTTCAACTCTCTACTGGGTCTTTATTCCTCATTACCTCCTCTTTCTCAAAACAAAAAGAGACGCAACAAAAAAGCTACTTAGCTTTAATGTTACGCCTCTAGTTGTCTAGTCAGCTATCTTTCTTTAATTGTTGTTTCAATCTGGACAATGTTGCCATCTTGACTAGTAAATACCACGCTTCCGAAGTCTGGTATTTTCTTCATCTCTATTATACCATTTTTGTTAAAGATAATAAAGTTATCCTGTAAAAATGGAGTGTAGTCTTTGTTTGGATTCATCTGTTTTTCCTCTCTTTTTTGGTGCCATATATTTAACATATCTTCTATTTTGTGACTTTCGCGCACTTTTTAGAATCCCTTTTATATCAAGGGGATAGGCCTGTTTTCTGTTTTTGAATTTACATTTTCTCATTATGTAAAATAAAACGGCTATTTAGTAGTCAAATGCTAGTATACTCTGGTCTAGTTCGTCTTGAGTGTAGCCGATATATCCAAGTGTAATCTCTGGTGTTGAATGGTTGAATATTTTTTGTAGAATAGCTACATCACCATTCTTTTTGTAATGATGATAGCCGAATGTCTTTCTCATTGAGTGGGTTCCTATATTTTCAATCCCACATTTATTCCCAGCTTCTTTTAAAATTTTATACACTTGGGTTCTTGAAATATGACAAATTTTTACTCCCTTGCCATTCTCTCTTTTTCTGCTCGGAAATAAAAAATCATATTCTTTGAGTTGTTTATTCTCAATGTATTGATTTAAGGCTTTTCTTAATTGTTGATTTATTGGAAAACGTCTTATTTTTCCTGTTTTTTTCTCCCTTATTTCAATTTTATCTTCTATGATTTGTTTGACTTTAATTGGAATAATATCACTAACTCGTAAACCTGTATAAATTCCAAATAGGAATAATACATAATCTCGTTCATTCTTCCTTCTCAAAAAATCCTTAATTCTTTCAATGTCATCAGTATCTCTAATAGGGTCAACTACTTTCATTTTCAAACCTCTCTTAAAAAAATTCTTAGAGTTCATAAAAAAGTGTAGTCATTTTGGGATATCTAGTGACTACGCTATCCGCCCTACAGCCCCAAGACTTTTCGCCATGCGTAGTCATGTAGTCATCTTGCTCCAAAAAAATAAACAATAAACGCCTTTTATCTCTTATCTTCATATACTCTTTAATAAATAGAAAATAACTACATTTTTATATAAAAGTTAATAATACCAAGGGTTTAGGGGTGTAGTCAATAAAATAGTAAAAACAACACTTTTTTCTAACCCCTTATGTATCATGGGTTTTCTTCCTATTTAAAATGTAGTCACTTTTTAAAAATAAACTACACTGACTACATTTTTTTAACGTAAGCTGATTTAACACTTTTACCAAATCTTGTTGATCGCCTATGTTCCCAGCCGTCTCGGTTTTGCATATACTTTTTAACCTTAGCCTTATCCTTTGGCGGTACTTTGTCAGTCAAATACACCTCTTGAAAAAATAGGTTAATGGTCATCTTATCCCTATCTACCAGTTCGCCATAGGTGTCTGTGTCAAGTTCAACTGTTCCACCCCTGTTATTTCTATAGTATCCCTCGTTCATCATATCATAGATATAATAGCAACGCATTCTGTCGGTCGTCGGGAACTGATACATTCTTTTTGGGTAAGGAGTGCCTAAATAGCGCTCCAAATCCTCAAGGGTTTCATCTACAAACTTGTAACGACTTCTAACCTCATTTACTAGCTTTTCTTGCTCGTCCGTTAGGTTCAAGACTTGGTTAGCTCTCCAAGCTACCACCATAGCACCCCAAAAGGCTCTACGGTCTTTCTCTGTCCACTTCCTACCCTTATAGGCGGTGTCCTTGTGGACTTCTGCAACGAGAAAGCGCCTTTCTCCTGTCAAGTCGTTCAAATAATCATGGTCATTAGTTGCCCTCACGATAATAAAACTCTTAGGCAATCGCCTGTCACTTGAAGCGTAAGGCGGTCTAAACTCTAGCTTGGTTTCCGTGATGAATTTCTTCAATTCTGAAAAACTAGCCTTTTTACTGGCCACCATCTCATCATCAAAGACACACCAGTTTCTTACCATTCTAGCCTTGTCATCTTTATCTGTGAAGGTCTCAACGGTTGTAAAATACTTGTGAGTAAAAAGCCCCTCAAAAAATTGGGTCTTTCCTACTCCCTGCCTTCCAGTCAAGTCCAGCACAAAGTCAAACTTAACAGTAGGGTCAAACACCTTGGCAACCGCTCCACGGAAAAACAAGTCCATGATAATACGGTTATATTCGTCATCCTTGATATTGAGATAATGCCTTAAAATATCAAAGGGATCACGCTGATTCACTAACTCTTTATACTCGCTTTCACACTCTTCTAGAAAGTCTTTTAAAGGGTTGTAGCTATGCTCTCCAGCTACCACTTCCAGCATATCGGCTATGTCTGTCTTTTTGTAGTCAATTTTGTATTTTGTAGCAATATAAACCCTAATCTCTCTGATAATCAAGTCATCAATTACGCCGTCTAAGATTCTACCATTGAGTTTTAGAGGCTTAGTTACATCAATTTCATAAGTAAAGGAGTTGTACTGTATCGCCCCTTTTAGCTTGCTATCACCGTTTAAAATCTTTTTGAGATTATCTAAAGTTCCTGCAAAGCCGTCCCCTCTTGCTTTTTTGGTCAAGTTCAGGCTATTGTTTTCCTCACTTGTCTCCCTTGCCTGGGTCAAGTCTACCACGGTAGGCGGTATTTGTGGCTGATTCTCTTCTATGATTTTACTTACAATTTCTTCACTATTCAAAAGCCACCTCCTTATAGAATTTTGTCGCTACTTCTAGGAAATAACTGGCTAGGTCTTTGCGTTTAACGATCGCTGAAAACAAATCAACCAGCTGACTAAAACTGTAGCCATTCACAAATAGCAAGCGGACAAAAAGTGAAGTCTCATATCTGGTATAAATGCCATTACAAATCAGGTCAAAAACCCAGCCTTTTAACTCCACTCCAAGCCCCTGCCGTTGCTCGGTCAATTTGTTTACCTCTAATTCTTTCAGGATCATCAGTAAGTCAGGACTGGCCAAAACTATTTCTAAATCTCTGACCAATTCCCAGCCTTCTACTGCCTCTTTTTCGTCTTTGACAGCCACATACAAACCTTTATAGTGAAAATCCGTCAGCGCCTCGCCTATCGGTTCAAAGTAGATAAATTTGAAGTGTTCCCCATTTTTCCAAACTTGGGTAGGGGTAGACTTGAGAAAGCCGAATAAGGCCAATTTGTCACTAGACAAGGTCAACTCTATCACTCTCATTCTCCTACCCCCATAAACTTATAAATGTCGTCCACTTTATAATAAACTTTTCTGCTATCGTCTCCCGGGGGCTGATAACGCTTCAGGCCCATTCTTTCCCATTTTTGCAAGGTCAGGTATTTTATATCTAACTCTTCTTGTACTCGTTTTGCGGAAATCAGCCCAATGATTCGGGGAGGTATTTTCTCATGACTTTTCAGGTAACGTTCTAAGGCTTCTAATATTTTTATTTGAATTTCTTCAATCATTCTTTCAAACATATCGTCACCTCCACGGCTTAATGCTTGCAAGTTGGATATATCTCCCATAGTCAGGGCTTAAACTCTCGCTAGAACTTTCTCCTAGTTTCCTGTTTTCTCGCTCCATTTGAGCGCACTTTTTGCGGTCTAGGTGGTTTAGATAAAGCAGTAAGCCAATCAATACCATCATAAAGACAACCGCTTGCGTATTGGTCAAATCTAATTCATTCATCTTATGCCCTCGCTTTGTAATTCTTGATATAGTCCACTTGATCAGTTCGCCCCATCTTCAAAAACTCATCTACCTCTTTGGGTGTTACCTTTCTATCTAAAAAATCAGTGATGAACTGGAAGAGGTTCGGATTTCTATCCTTGATTTCAGCAACTGCTTCATCAAATTCTGCTTGTGTCATGTTGTCTAAGTCTAGTGTCATTGCATTGCCTCCTCAAACTTCTCTATGAGACAACTTTTATTTGCTTTCTGAGTTCCATTTTTAGAGTTAAAAAGAATATCTTTTAAGGTTACAGTAGCCTCTAAATACTCCTTTTCAGCATGCTCTATATACGCCTGTTGCTCCGCTTCGTTCTCAAAAAAGTGCTTGGCTTGGCGTTTAAAGAAGGCTTGTCGCATAGCGTCCATTTCAAAAATACCAGGGCTGAAATAGATTCCCGTAGTTCTTTTAGAGATCGCTTCGATTTTATGGCTGTCATTCAATTCAGGAAGTTCAATCCAAAGTAAGCGGTGTAAATTTTCTTTGACAGCTTTTAATTGTCCTGATAAGAGTCCTATTCTTAAAAAATCATTGTTTTCGTCTGCTTGGTGTAATTCCATACTAATTCTATCCAAGCTTTTAGCGATAATATCGTATGTTGTTTCTGTCATAGTCTACTATTCCTTTTTCTTGCCTTTTTCCTATACAGTTTTCCCATCACTCCAAACGCTGGGCGATTGCCCCTAGTTGGCGGACGCTTGTAGTGATGTTTCGTGGGTAAATGCCCACATTTCCGTTAAACAAGTGCTTAGAATCGCCGTGTCAGCACTCGTTTTTCAAAACCTTTTCTAATTGCTTGCCTGCACTTCGGTTTTCTTAGTTTTTCTTCGTTTCGTTTTCGATTTGATCGCCTAATCTTTTCCAGGCTCTATCAAATTCATCACGTTGGATTTCTTTGCTATGTAATTGCCTTGCTAACTCCATGCCTCTACGCATGAATCTAGCGAAGTGGGTTTTTGCTTCCATCCTAGCCCTCCATCATGTCATAAAGTAGGGCGTAGTGCTTGTCTGGGATTCTGTCCAAAGCTTTCAAGCCGTCATGTTCTGCTTTTTGTCTGGTTTCTGCCTTGACCGTGCTATCAAAGGCGATAGAAAAGGCATTTAGCATTGCCTTATAGCGGTCTACGCTCTTCAAATAGCGCCCACGGTCTGACAATTCCTTGTCTTCCAGTTCCTCTTTTACCGAATCGTCCAAGAGTGCGAACTTGGAATACACCCCTTTTTCTACTTCAAATCCTAGACGCTTGTTTTGTCTCAGGTTGTAAAGATTGACCCTACAACTCTCCAAGTTGCGATAGCCTAATACTCCAGCGATTTCTTCTAAATTTTTGCCCTCTAATTCGGACAATTTTTCAGCAATATCTTTGAATTTTACTGCTTGATGTTGTTTTCCCATTGTATACCTTGTCTTTCTATGCTATAATCAAGGTATAGAAAAAATTTCTATATCCTTAATCTTGTCGCTTGCTTCGGTCGCCAAACTCTCCGCAAGTGACTTTTTTGTTGCCTTTTTCCCTGTCTGGGGGTTATAAAGCAAGTCTTTACTTTCGATAAGATCCAGAATCCAGCTGAATCCTTGCTCCACCGTTTCAAGAAATGCGCCCAGGTCTTCACTGTCCAAGTTCTCGTAGTTCATACAAAGATATTCGGCTAGTTGTCTGTCTTTCTCAACTAGCTTTTTAAAATCCTTGAAATACTTAGGAATTTCTAACCCCTTGGCATTTGTAACTGTCTTAAAATCGTCGTCCATTGGTTCGCTCCTTTCTAATAATCTTCTAAAAGCCACTCTATTACGCTTTCGTAAATGCGCTTAGGTGCATCATAGTTGCCAGCTTCAATTTTTGCTAGAGTGGGAGGTGTAATTTTCAGTTTCTTGGCTAATTGAACTTTCCCAAGTTGAAGCTCTCCTCTTTTTCGACGAACTTTTTTTGCATGCTCTATCGTTAACAACATTATCAAATCACTCCTTTCTCAAAAACTTTGATTCAGACGAAAGTTTTTTCATCACATTTTGAATTATAAACGAATTTTTTTTCGTTGTCAAGCGATAAATGAAATTTTTTTCGTCTATGATTTTATTTTTTCTCTCTACTATGTTATACTCTAGGTAAACATATAAGAGGACAAATAATGGAAAAACAAACACCCAAAAATAATTTAAAAAAACTTAGAATTGAAAAAGGATTCTCTCAAAAAGAATTTTACGAAGATATTATAATAAAAAAACTAGGATTGGATATTACTTTACGGACTTATCAAAATTGGGAAAATCCTAATAATGAAATTAAGGCAAAACCTGCTTTACTACTTGCTGAATATTTCAAAATTGAAATCGGGGAATTACTAGGCTATGAAGATAATTTTGATTATGTATCTAAAAAAGTCATACAAGCAATTGATAAATTTAAAGACCAGGTTTCAAGTCAGGGAATTACAAATTATGAAGACGTTGAAAGAATAACAGAAGCCAATAAAACCATAAAAGAATTTTTGAAAGATACAGATAAATTCAAGAGGTATCAACAATCATTTCCTCTAAAATTATCTTTGGCAATCCAAGACCTTATAGAGTTAGATAACATTAAGCAAACCGACTACGCTAAACTGCTTATAAATTATCAAATATTAGAAGAATCAGATCAAGTCAAAATTTTTGAAATTATTGATTCACTCGCAACAAAAACTACTATATTAAACAAAGAAGAAGATGACGAAGACGAAATATTTGCTAAAACTAACAAGGAGTAACTCTCATGGGATTTTTTGATAACATTAAAGACGCTAGCACCCACTCAAATGCTTCAAATGCTACTGATTTACACTATGTAGTCCTTCAAGTAACCTTAAAAGAGAAATTTTTTGGTACTGGATCAGGAAACTTGACAGAATTAGAAAACGTCATTAACACCCAAGTAGCAAAAGGCTACCGCCTGCATACAATCACGACCGCCAATGGTGGAAGCAAAGGACTAGGCGGTGGTGACCGCATTCAAGCCACTATGGTATTTGAAAAAATTCTATAAAACTCCCCCATATTCGCCAATAGCAACCCTATTTCTACGGTCTATTGTGCAAAAACAGGGGAAATTGAAGAATAGAAAGCCGATTTTACAGACTAAAGTGCAAAAAACGACAAAATTGACAAATAGAAAGGAGAATCATGGACTACGCTCAAGACTATCTGGACTAGCTGACCTCTTCAAAGAATCACTGGACTACGAAACAACACGGAAGGGACAGTTTTAGGACGAAAAAAAGCCAGCACACGGCTGACTTTGAGAAAGGAACAGGAATAGTCCACAAAATCCATCTAGGCTCCTAAAAACACTACTATTATACCATTAGGGAGTTAAAAACGCGACTGATTTAGAATGATTTTATCAAAAAATATAATAGAATCTATCTTAAATTTAACAAAAATACTTGACAAGATAAAAAAAAGCCCTTATAATTAACGTAATCGATGAATAGATGCGCTTAGCATCACACCAAAAGGGCTTCACTTTGTGAGGCCCTTTTGCGTTGTAGAAAGAGGAATTAATGAAACCTTTTGCAGATGAAACAAAACAAATAGATATCTTAAAATCTAGAAATCTACTTTTTCTAGATGAAGACAAAGCAAAAAGAGTATTGATGAACTACGGTTACTACGAAGTAGTAAATGGATACAAAATGTTCTTGTTAGAAGACAGTGGTACGAGAGAACAGTATAAGCCAGGTGCTACTTTTGAACACTTGACTGCTCTATATGAACTCGATAAAAGTATTCGAAATGGTGTTATTCAAGCTTCACTAGAGATAGAATTATCACTCAGAACCGCCATAGCTTATACACTTGCTGAGGACTTCGGTGTAGAACAACGTCAGTATTTATATTATAAAAATTTTCGACAAGGAGATACTATTTGGAGCGACAGCCAGCCAACTAATGAACGAGCTATACTTCTTAACAAGTTATTTCATCTTGAGAACAGAAATATAGAGCCTTTAAATCATTATAGAACTAACCATGGCCATATTCCTCCTTGGATTTTATTAAAGGAAAGCACCTTCGGAAACCTAAAATATATCTTCAAACTCCTGAAAGGCCCTCAAAAGGATAAAGTTATTTCAATTTGCTACGGCATTGATATTTCAGATGTAACAGACAATTTGAGATCCCTTTTTAAAGATACTCTTTATGTTGTAAATAGTTTTAGAAATAGAGCTGCTCATAGCGGAAGAATATTTAATTTTAAGTCAACTATCTATAAGATACGCTATAACAAAACATTTCACAATAAAGTAGAGATAACACCTGCTCAGTATCGTATAGGTTTGGGGCAAAGCGACCTTTATACATTATCAAAAATATTAGATTATTTCGACAATAAAATGGCTAAAATAAATCTAGATGTTTATATCTCATATTCTATAAAAAAACATTGTAAGAATTATGTAGAAGATTTAGAATTATTAGCCAATGAAATGAACTATCCTTTAGATGAATTAAAGCAAGAACTAAAGGAATAACAAGACATATCAATGTGTTTCAAACTTTTTTAGAAACACTTGTAAAAATTTCTAAAAAGTGATCTCATATTTTCCAATCGTAAAAGAAACCCTATGGGTTACACTGCTCTATACCTGTATCTCTATATAGGTCAGGGTTACAACAAGAAAATAAGTGTATCAGCTTTTTAGTTGGTACACTTTTTTCTATCTTTTCAAACCCCATATAAGCCCCATATCTGCCTTGTTTTCTATTCTGGTACAATTTACCGTCCGACTGCTTAAAATCGAAAATAAGGGGGTTCTCGTAGCCCCTCGCATGGTATAAACTCAAAACCTTTTCTAATTGCTTGCCTGCTGATGGAAAAGGAGTAAAACCATGAAGATTACAGAGTACAAAAAGAAAGATGGATCCGTAGTTTACCGTTCCAGCGTTTATCTTGGTATTGATACCGTAACAGGTAAGAAAGTCAAGACAACTATTTCAGACAGAACCAAGAACAGACTCAAAAGCAAGGCTATCCAAGCCAAGGTAGAATTTGAAAAAAACGGCTCAACAGTCACAAAAACCGTTAATGTTACCACCTATCAGGAATTGACGAACCTCTGGCTAGAAAATTATTGCCATACAGTCAAACACAGCACCCTCATAGGCGCAAAAAACAACATAAAAAAGTATCTCCTACCAGCCTTTGGAGACTACAAACTGGATAAATTGACACCCCCAATCATTCAGCACCAGGTAAACCAGTGGGCAATAGATTATAACCAACTAGGGAAAGGTTATCAGCAATATAACCAGCTTCATGCCTTAAATAAACGCATATTATCCTATGCCGTTTCCTTGCAAGTCATTGCTTCAAATCCAGCTAGTGATATCATCGTCCCACGTCGCAAACCCAAAGAAGGGCAAAAACTGAAATATCTGGATGACGACAATTTGAAAAAATTCTTAGATTATCTGGATCAGTTGCCAAACACTTACAAAAATTTCTCTGATACAGTGTTATATAAGACACTTCTAGCGACTGGTTTGCGTATTCGTGAGTGTCTAGCCTTGAAATGGTCTGATATTGACCTACAAAACGGTAGCATTTCAGTTACCAAGACTTTAAACACCCTCAAGGAAATCACTAGCCCTAAAAGTAAAAGTAGCATTAGAGAAATAGCACTGGATACCAAAACGGTACTCATGCTTCGGCTCTATAAAGCAAGACAATCCCAAATAGGTAGGGAAATAGGGGTAACTTTTGAAAAAGTGTTCTCTGATACCTTTGACAATTATAGAGAAGCTGGAGCACTCAGATTCAGACTAGAAAAGCATTTAAAACTAGCTGGATGTCCTCGTTTGAGTTTCCACGCCTTCCGACACACCCACGCTAGTCTATTGCTTAATGCTGGCCTGCCATACAAAGAAATCCAAACACGGCTAGGCCATTCTAAAATTTCAATGACTATGGATATCTATAGTCATCTGTCCAAAGACAATAAGAAAAAGGCGACTTCCTTTTATGAAAAAGCCATTGAGAATTTACAAAGTTCCTAAAAAGTTCTTAAAATTCATCATCAAGGGACAAAAAACGGCTATATCAAGGGGTTTCAGCTTTTTCTCACATTTTGAGTTATAATAGAACTATGAAAATCACAAAACTTGAAAAGAAAAAAAGACTCTATCTGATAGAGCTTGATAATGGCGACAAATGCTACATTACTGAAGATACTATTGTTCGTTTTATGTTATCGAGAGATAAGGTGATAAGCAAAGAGGAATTGAAGGAGATTCAGGACTTTGCTCAATTTTCTTATGGTAAGAATCTGGCCCTCTACCACCTATCCTTTAAAGCGCGCACTGAAAAAGAAGTCAGAGAATATCTGAAAAAATACGATATTAATGAAAACGTAGTTTCTCAAGTCATTGCTAATCTTAAAGAAGATAATTGGATTAATGATGGTCAGTACGCTTATGCTATCATCAACGCCAATCAGCTTTCAGGAGACAAGGGACCTTATGTATTGATTCAGAAACTAACACAAAAAGGGGTTCCAAAATCTACTATAGAAGAGAACTTGAAAAAATTTGATTTTTCTGAAGTTGCTCAACGTGTAGCTAATAAACTATTGAAAAAATATGAAGGAAAACTTCCAGCTCGTGCCTTGCAAGATAAGATTATCCAGAATATGACCAACAAGGGTTTTTCCTATTCTGATGCTAAAAGTGCCTTTGACCAGTTGGATAGTCAAGTTGACCAAGAAACGACTCAGGAACTTATCTTCAAGGAACTTGACAAGCAATATGCCAAGTATGCTCGAAAGTATGAAGGATACGA